AAACTTGGGACGGCTTAGTAGTGCCTTATTTGGATGCCAACCGCCACGATATTCATAAATATGTGTCTATCCTCTCGGATATTAAAATCCAACCCACGGCAGTAAACCCAATGACGGGTCTCCAAGCCCTCAGCGGAATCAACTCTTGTATTTTTGGTAGTCCTAAAGTACACATGGAAATGATTCCCGTTTTGGAACACAATAAACCTAAAATGATGCTTACTACGGGTTCGGTGACCATGAAAAATTACACCGACTCCAAATCGGGCAAAAAGGGGGATTTCCACCACACTTTTGGTTTTGTGATAGTGGAAATTAAAGATGAGGATACCTTTTTTGTTCGTCAAGTTACCGCCGATGATGAAAGCGGCTCATTCAGTGATTTATATTTCCGAGTCATTGATGGCTCAGTACGCCGAATTAAACAAATAGAGGCTATTGTTTTGGGTGACTTGCACTACGGACACCACGATGAGGAGGTACTCCAATCCACCCTTGATTTACTCCAAGATTTGCGACCGAGCCATGTGGTGCTGCATGATGTTTTTGATGGGAGTTCTATTAGCCATCACGAATTGAAAGACCCCTTTGTGCAGTATGGTAAAGAGATTTTAGGCTTGAATGATTTATCCAAAGAAATCCAAGGAATGCTCGATGGATTGGGTAAATTTCAAGACTTCGAAAATGTTGTTATTGTGCGCAGCAACCACGATGATTTTTTAGACCGTTGGTTGAAAAATGAAGATTGGAAAAAACAACCCACCTTTAAAAATTCCAAGCTTTATATGCGCTTTAGTGATTTATTGTTGGGGCAGTACGAAACAGACCCCTATAACGTCAAGGGTATTATCCCCGCCATTATTAATGAAAAATACCCCAACTATATTACCCTCCACCGCAGTTCCTCATATAAGGTGAAAGAATGGGAATTAGGGCAACATGGGGATATGGGGTCGAATGGCAGTCGAGGGTCGCTGATGCAATTTCGACAATTGAACACAAAAATTGTGGTGGGTCATTACCATAGCCCAGGGAGGAAAGACGGGGCACTCTCAGTGGGCACATCCACCAAACTCCGAGTGGGGTATAATAAAGGGGCGAGTAGTTGGTTACAATCTCACGTTATTATCCACACCGATGGTCGAGCCCAACACATCAACTTCATCAATGGGGAATTTTCAAACTTACATAATCTTTTTTAAGAATGGGGGTCTCATGTTCCACAAAACTTATCCAAAGAGACCGCATATAAAGTTCAGATATATAAAAAGAACCTAAACACATTATTATGGCAAATAAAAAATATTCCGACTGGGATAGCGTAGTAGTCCAACTCCTCAACGGGGAGGAATCCATTGTGGCTATCCAAATGCATCGACAAGATTTAGAAATTTTAGCCGAAACCCACGGGGAAGAGCGGTCGAAAATTATCGAACTAATGCTCCAAACTTTGGAGGGGGAAATGAACAAAAAGAATATTAACATAAACTAATTTATCATGCCCTTTATTAAAGACTTTTCGACTTTGATTGCTCGGAGTGAATTTTCTTTAGATATCCCCAAATGGAAACCGCTCACGATTGAATACGGCTACGAGCAAATCAATCAAGTTTTGGTTTTCTATTGGCGCATCAAAGGTACAACTCATACGTTCAGTGCCTTATATCATCAAGTTCTTCAAGACTCTAATGGCAAATATGATGATTATATCAAAACTATTTTGGAAACTTTTCGCACCGACTACTTGGGGTGGTTTTTTTCGGGTCACCCAGAGGGGTGGATGCGAGAATACCACGAACAATACAAAAATTTTATCGAACTCTGAAAAACAAAATCTTATGTTAGACAACCCTCTACAAGCAACCGAAACCAAGTGGTTTCAATGGATTAAAGGTGACAATACGGGCAAAACCGTGGAGTGGGTAGGTGAAAGTATTTATGATGATTATTTGGACATGAAATTCCTCCTCTTTAAGGATGGCTCACGAGTCAACGACCAACTCATCGGGGAATGGGTCATCGAGGTGGTGCAGCCCATATCTAATCCGACCCAACCCCCTAAAATAGCAACCACACCCCAAGCCCCTATTAAAAAAACCACCCCCGATATACAATACAACCCCCAAGAAACCGAGAAACCTAAAGTTCTCGATTCTCCTATCCATCAAATTTTAAAGGATAGTAAAAAAACTCGAATGTCTATCAACATCTCTTTGTTAGTGGAATCACCACCCCCTAATTTGATGTCGGTATTGGCGGAAACTTACCCCGATGGGGAAACTCAAGTTTTGGATTACATCGCCCAAACCATCAATATAGAAGATTTGAGGCAACAAATTTCCCAACAAATTTGGTTAGCTGTGTTAGAACCCGATAAAAAAACAATTCAAAAGAAATACAAAAAAAATGGAATCGAATCAATTGAAGACTGAAATATTATTTGACCACTCGGGGTTTTCCGTGGTTAATATTGATGGTATGGTCGGCATCCGAATGAAAAAATTATCGGTGGCGGTACTACCGTACAAAACGGACAACAATGGTATGGTCAAAGAGATAGGGGTGCTTCAAGAATACAACCCCCTAAGACCTAACAACTCTGCCGAAACCCTCATTACGGGCACTATCGAATATGAAGATGATAGTTTGCTCTATACAGCAAGACGAGAACTCAAAGAAGAGGGTGGATTTGAGGTCAAAGAGGATGAAAACGACCGTTGGTTGTTTTTGGGGGGTATTTTCCCATACAAGGACAGCGACCGATTAGTGCCCGTTTTTGCTTGCGACGTTTCTCGTTTAGAGCAAGGAAAAGCCTCGGGTGACGGTAGCGACCAAGAAGAAAAAAGTAAATTAATTATGTTAGATGTCAGCAAAGGAATTGCCTCTGATGATGGTCTTCTACTCTCCGCCTTTTTAAGATTATTTAATTTCATGTATGCAAAAACTTTAGACCATGTATAACCGAAAACAAAGAAGAAAAATCGAAAAAGAATTAGGTCTATTAAACGACCTCAAAAAGATGTCCCCCGCTGAAAGAAAAGAAGTCCAAAAACGGAAACGGGAAATGGGACGAGAAATCCACTTAAGAAATACTCAAGAACGCTACCACGCTTTAGAACAATCGGCTGCTGAAAATTCTGCTAAAATCCTTCAAAATCTAATCGCATCAGGAACATCCGAAGAGGATGCCCAAAAAATGCTCGCTTCTATACAAGCCAAGCACGAAGAAAGAGAGGCAAGGATTGCCCAGAAAAAAAACAAGTAAGATTGTGAATTTATACATTACATTTGATAACAAAGAAAAAGTAAAAAAGGCGTTTCTAAATCTCCGAAAATATATTTTACTTTCCGTTGAAGACATTATTAAAGGGTTGGGTTATGACCCCGAAAACTTGGATGATTGTGCTAAATTTTTAATCAATCGAGAAATCCAAAACCAAATTAAAAAAGGAGCTACTCGTAAAAAAGTTTACGGGATTATTTATTCCAACCCTAATTTAGATGATTTAAAAATTCGAGAGTTGATTCATTTTTGCTCGAGTGTAGAAACCGTTAGAGATATCCTCCTACTCACCGAAAGAGACAAGATGGAGGAATACTATGAGTTGTTTGACGGAGTTATTTTCTATCCCGTGTTACGAAAGGTTCATATCATAGAATGCCAAGCCTTTCCCTCGGAAATCGCCTCAGATGAGGCTAATCGGGATTATTTCCTCAACTAAACTGTTCTCCCTTAAAGTTTCTCTTATTTGAGAAAGCTCTTGAAGTAATGCATATCTTTTCTGCTCGGAAACAAAGGAGTAGAAACCTTGAGCCAACGGGGCGATAGGGAGGACATAATAAAAATGGTCTTGGGTATTATACACCGTTGCTACGGGCAAAAAGGTGTACGTTGGGTTTAGATAAGAATCATATCGCACACTAAGCACACAACCCGAATTGTTTTCGTAATCGGGGTGCTCCATCAAAGTGAAAAAACTCCCCAAAGACCAAACCATTAGTTGTTTGCCTTGTTGGCGACCCCCTTGAAAATAGTGTGGGTGTCCACCCAAAACAATATCCGCCCCCGAAGCGCACATCTTTTCTAAGATTCCTCTTTGTTCGGAGGTTGATTTTCGGGAGAGTTCTCGGACACTCCCATTGCGCCTTTGATTTGCGAGATGGATTGCAGCAAGGATGACATCGCATCCCTTTTTCGCAAGATTAATTTCTTTTTTAACGCTGGATTCTTCGTAAAAGGAGATGACTCCCCTTGCGTCGGCGGAATCAGCAGACTCTTGGAAAACATCATCTTGGTGTTGAGGGTTTTTTTTCGTCCCATGGTTGATAAATTGTGTGTAATTTAAAAAAGATAAGCTAAAATCTCGAACATTCACCCCCTTGTAGTGGGGTTTTTTATTTTTTTTATGCACCCCTATTTGCGAAATCCCATATTGTTTTAAGGTGTCTATGGTGTGATAGACCCCATCCACCCCCCAATCAAAAGAATGGTTATTTGCGGTGAATAAAAAATCTACTTGGTGGCTTAAATACTCGGCAAAATAATCCCCGCTCGAAAACCTCGGATAATTAGAGGTTAATCCCGATAAGGTGGTTTCCAACTGCCCCACCACATAATCATGTGATTGTAAAAAGGGGGAAATATATTTGAACGGGTCGCCATTAATAACTGAATTAACCGCCCCTCGCTCACACATCAATTCCCCCAAAATAGCTATTTTGATACTCCGATTGTTGAAATCGGAAAAGGTGGGTGTTTTCATTTGCGGTCAAACAAAGGTTTAGTAGGTTTCTTAAGTTCGGGGTTGTTTGGGTTAGGTTCTAAGGGCATATCAGTACCCCCTTTTTTGCTCGATTGGTAATAACCAAGTATTGCCTCTATGTTATGTTCCGCAATCGTAATTTTGTCTTGCACCCAAGCCTCTAACTCCTCGTTATCCGAAATCAACTCCATTAGTTTCTCGGTTTGTTGGGAAATATTTTGGAGTTTCTGTAAATAAGATTTACCCTCCTCTTCTTCTTGGAGATTTCGACTCTCGAAATCCGAAAATTTTAAAATCTTTGACATTTTTAGAAAAGTTATTTTTAGAAAATATGGACATTATAATGTTCTCTGATATATATATTTAAAAGAGAATTTACAATATGGCAATAAGTGTCCCAACTGGTGCCCTTGCGGAGGAAGCCGCCAATGCAGGTTTCAGTTTCAATAACCCAAACCAAGTTATAGAGCCAGGAAACCCACAAGGTGGTCCGACCAACCCGCCGTACTTAGTGGCAATAATACTCGAAACACCAATTTTTATAGTCTATCAAGATATCACCTTTGCTGGACCGAGTGGCGTCCCCCAAGTATTGGAGGGTGGTAGAGCGGCACTTGAAGCAAGATTTGGATTCAATGCCGTATATCCACCGAGAGGTGGTTCGTCCAATGAATTGAATGCGAGCGGTAGCACTAACACTCAAGATGCCAACAACAATGCCCCTATTTTAGACGATACTCAACCTTTCGATAAACGATTGATTTTTATCACTAACACTAGTGAAAACCCGAATGATGTTCGAGTGGTTTATTCTTATTCTGCCGACCCCAATGATATCGCCCCACTCGTGGATGGTTTTGTCATCAATAAATCAGCAGCGGATGCCACCCCCCAAGCTGGGGCAACCCCAACAGGGGATAAAAAATTGCTAAATGTTCAAGATAAAAATCTATCCCAAGCCGACTATTGGTATGGTTCGGGTTTGAGTGAATTTAGGGGCGTACCCTCTTTAATGTCCAATAACTCATATATCAATTTTATTGCGAGTGGCGGGGCAAGTAATAAGAGCGATTCCCTAAAGGTGTTAGTTGACCGTGAGGGGCAAAAAAGGTGGTATGACAACACCGCCCAATTTGATAAACTACAAGATGATAACACACCCGTAAGTACCACGCAAGAATTGACGGTAAATGATTTGATTTTTTGGTCTCAAAAGGATGATAACAAAAAATTCCCATATCGCTACCAAGATTTTGTTTTTTGTAAGTGGTTTAAGAAAATCCCCCTCAATTATATGGTCACCCTCCGTCGATACACTCGACCCGTGATTGATAACGTCACTAGTGGGGAAGACCAAAATTATAAAAATTCGGGCAAGGGGGATAAATTAGCCTCGGTAGCGCACGCTGTCACTTATTTAGGTGAGGATACGGGCAATAAAATATCTTCGATTCTCGGACCGATAGAAGCCAAGCTCAAATGGAAAGAATTTAAAGCCGATGTTTGGGAAATTACCCCGAACGGCTCACCCGCCGACGCAAGTTCACCCTTTCCGAATTTGGCTCGTGCCATTGGTTTTGGGCAATCGGGAGTAGAGGGCGCACGAGACAAGCCCGAACCCGTTGTGCCGCCCGACCCGTATAACAACGGTCCGTATGCCAATAAAATTTACGGTCCTGTGACCGTAATTGATAGTACCATGGGTCGAGAAAGGGGGATTGAGTTTACCCACTCTATCACCCTACAATTTGAATATGTGGCTCGAAGTATCGGGGGGGTTAATAGTAAAGCGGTGATGTTAGATATTATTGGTAATCTAATGATTTTAACTTTCAACACCGCTCCGTTTTGGGGTGGGGAAAACCGTATGATGCCCAATGGTAATCACGGTAGCTTATCTCCATTTTTAGGTGGGGATGCGGGGAAACAAGCTTGGATTGAGGGCAACCCCGCCAAATTTTTCGATGCCGTAATGTCCCAAGTAACCGATGCTAAAAACAATCTAACGGATTTATTCAATAAAATTCTAGATGACCCGATTGAAGGATTGAAAAGTGTTGCCGCAGGTGGGGCTTCTGCCGCTATGAAATTAAATTCTACCCGAGGTAAGGTTAGTACGCACCAACTCCGCTCCATCCTCACTGGTGAACCTATCGGAGAATGGCACATAACTGTGGGGAATCCTATGAACCCCATGATGATGGTGGGGAATTTAATTTGCGATGGGATTAAGATTGAGTTTAGTGATGAACTCGGTCCTGATGACTTTCCGACAGAAATCAAAGCCACAGTTACCCTAAAACACGGAATGCCCCGAGACAAAACGGCAATCGAATCCATGTTTAATAAAGGTAGTGGTCGATTATACTCCGTACCACCTGGTCTACAAAGTGGTTTGGATATCGATTCTTCGGCAATCCACGACACCAAAAAGGATGAAAGTTACTACAAAAACACCAAACAATACAACTCACAGAAAGTTCCTTCGGGAAAATACAAAAACCCATTGTTAGGTGACCCAACTCAAATAGACAGAATTTCGAGCAGTGCGGGCAAGGCTTTATCCCCCGTGTACAACTCGGCGGTGGCTATTTACAATCACGGTTTTGCCAAATCGGATGGGGATAAAAAACCCGACACCAAAAGTAATTCGAATAAATAAAAAAGATACTAAACTATGCCGTTCATTTTTAATGCGACCCAAGAAACCAAAAAGGTTATCACCGATAAACAAGGAAACTCCTTTATCGATTTCTTGGAAAAGGATATTAACTACACCCAAGGGGACTCTGGACCGATTGGTATCAGTTATTACTTTGTTCCCGATTCCAATGTGATGCGCCCCGATTTAGTAACCATAGATATGTATGTGGTAGTGGATGATTATATGGAAATGCTATTAAAATTTAATGGTATCAGTAACCCCTTGGCTATTGATAAAGATGATATTTTTGTAATGTTCGAGCCGTACAGTACCTCTAAAAATATGCGTAACAGCGGAACGAACCTATCAGCAAAAAATGATGTTCGAGAGCAGTACCTATCTCCCGAAAAGAAATCAAAAATTGACCCCAAACTCAAAGAGTTTGAGAAAAGAAAAAAACAAGGAGTCAAGGTGGATAGTACCAACCTACCACCCAACTATGCAGCTTTTGGGGACAAAGAAATTGAAATCAAGGGTGGGAAGATTTACTTCGGACCGAACGTCTCGAAGAGTATCACCGAGGTCGGGGATTCCATCAGCAAAAGTGATTTTATTGCTCGTTTAGTAAAAAATGGTAAAAAATAATGCCACAAGAGGAAAAAAGTATTATCCGCTCTATCATATCGCCCACTATTGAGTTGGATGATATGATATTCGAAGATGCCTACACGGGCACAAGTGAAAAATTACCCGAAAATCTCCAAGATAAAAAAACGGGGCGGCAGTACCATTTAGAGGTGGGTACAGATTATCCACAAATCACTATCAATTCATACACCTTTAATCAACAAGAAATGAATAAGGTGCAAATAGATGCCACGGGTTTTTTACCTAAACTTTATTTAAAGGTGGTGTTGACTAATAGTGCCGCCTTTAAATCGAGCGGGATTCCCAAGGATGGGGATATCGTTTCCATCTTTATTCGAGCCAAGAATGATGTGTTCAAACCCATCCGAAATGACTATATCGTCACTTCGGTCAATGGTGGAAAAGGGACTAGAGAGGGTATGGGGGGTTCATTGGAAATTTATGGGGATTTGTTTATCCCTCGGATGTTAGATGAAAATAAAAAAGCCTATACGGGTACTAGTTTCGATGTCTTGCAGACGATATGCCAAGACTTAAATCTTGGGTTTGCTACCAATGAAAATTTTACCGATGACGAACAAATTTGGATTAATCCGAATGACACCTACCAAAAATACATTCAAAAAATAGTGAAGCACGCTTGGAAAGATGAGTCGAGTTTCTTTTCTTGTTTTATCGATGTTTATTATCATTTGAACTTCATTAATGTGAATAACCAAATTGATAGTGATGGTTCGATTGATGCCGCCATTGTGGATACCTCGGCGTTCAAGAATTTTTTGAGTGACTCGAATCAAGAGGAGAGAAACCAAGCCCAATCAGCCAAACTTTTATCCGATATGGATAACTTCAAGGGGACGAATATGTATATTAAACAGTACCGAGTCGAAAACAATTCGTTAGACGTGGTTAAGGATTGGGGATATAAAAGTTATGTCCAATTTTTTGACCAAGCTTCGGGGCAGCCTTGGGAAATTTTCGTTGACCCGATTACGACCCCAGGTGCGGAGGAGAAAAAAATCCTCTTGAAGGGTCGCTCCACCATTAAGGCGGCAGATGGGACATCCAAAGAAAAATGGTGGGAAACTCAAAATCGTTATTTTTGGAGAGGGATTCAATATCGAGATGTCCACGATAAATACTTATATTCGGAGATTTGGAATGCCCGAAATAATTCCGAATTGGAAAAATTATTTATTGAGGTGGATATAGAGCGTTGGAATCCAAATATTTATAGGGGGGAACGATTACCTGTGGTATTACACACCCAATCCGATAATGCTAAAAGAAGTTTGGATGCCACCCCCGATGACCAACAAAAACCCAAGTCGGAAACCGTAGCCGCTATGGACCAGTTTTACAGTGGGTATTACATGGTTGACGGGATGAAATTCACCTATAGCATGACCCCAAAATCAACAGACTTTTCCAACAGCCCAAATAAAAAAACACCCGAGCCAGGGATGACTCAATCATTCAAATTAACTCGAAGAGAGTGGCCTGTTCCTGGTGGTCCTCCGAACGAAGAGCCTTCGTTCACCAACTAAAATAACTAATTAAATGAATAAAACTGACTCCATAACGAAAAATTTCTTAAACGGAAATGGACAATTCAACCCTAGTCCGTTTAAAAACCTCAACATAGACATTAGCTTATCAGAGAATGGTCTTGGGGTAGGTGTATCCTCGGGGGTTGATAAGTGGATAGAAAATGAAGACCCCACTTACTTAGGGTTTTGGGTGTACCTACAACCCGATTTGGCTATTTTGGGGGCTAATGATAACTACAATAGGGATTATTTACCCCAAGGTCTTTTAATACCCGATAATCTGAGTACAAGTGAACAAGCCCAACAGCAACAATCAGATTCGGTGATTGGTTATTTTAGGAGAAGAAATGAACATTATAGGGCTAAAATGATGGAAGAATTCCAAGCGGGGTTTATTAAAATATTCAAAAAAACCCCTTGGATGATTCAAAAAATATCGGGGGTGGATAGCTTGTGGAAAATCAACCCTAGTAATAATTTTCGCACCAAGGATGTGGTTCTGACTTTTGAATGTTTAGAAACCATTGATTTAAAGATGACCTATATATTAGATTTGTATCGTAAATCTATTTGGGATGCCACCTATCACCGATGGGCAGCTCCCGATTGTCAGAGATACTTTATGATGGATATTGTCATAGCGGAAATAAGAACTATGCAACGACCTGGTTTGCTCGGTCCTTACAACTTGGGGACATTCCACACCTTTAGATGTGAGTATTGTGAAATAGACCCATTTTCCGATGATGTGGGATATTTGGCTAATTTAAATCGTTTTGCCGACGGTACACCCGCCTCAGTCAAATTTAAAGTAAAAGTTGGTGCAGTTCGAGAAATCAATAAATATGGTCTATTGGGGGCTTACTTACAAGATACCAAATATGCTTTCGAGCGAGGCAAATCCTTTAGGGATAGTTCATTTGCAAGTGATGGTGGGGATAAGGTATTGAGGAGTTTCAGTGATTATTTTTCGGCTCTTGGTGGGGCGCAGTATTTAATCAATGCCGCAGAAAATGTGGCTCGAAATGCCGCCAATAAACTTCTTTTGGGGAATGTCTATGGCTTCTCCGCTAGTAACGCTATCAATGCCCTACAAAGTGCTATCAATAACCCTGGAGCCGCCGCTCGCAGTCTGTTATCCAATGCGGGGGTGGCGAGCCCAATAGCCGATTCCCTCGCCTCCAATATCCAATTAACGGGGGCGGAAATAGAATTAGTAAAGGACACCATAGGGTCGGTAGAGGTGTTAGCTAATGCCGTGGTGGGGACAGATTTAGAAAACCAATCTATCGAAACCATCATTAATACCATTGCCTCCGAAAACCTGCAAAGAACTAATTTAGGAAACATTAGCCTAAATAGCACCCAAACACCCCCTATGAGTGGGGATGCTGTCGTATTAAACGCCCCAAATAAAAACAACAGTCTCGACTCGGTTCGTTTAGTGTTGGAAAATAATGGGTCGTCCTTACAAGGGAATTTAGATAGGGTTTTATTTGTAGCCCCCACTAAAAATGTTGGTCTACCCTCAAATATTCAGTTAAGTGGCACACCCACCGAAAACTCACTCCAAGCACCTAAAGTGGAGTTAACTAGTCCCGTTTCCTCAGATACAGTACCCGAAAAGGTGGAATTAACCTCCGCAGAATCCTCAAGTACCGCAAGTGGTAAAGTAGAATTAATAGCCCCAAGTATCAGTAACGATATCGAAACCTCGGTGACCCTCGAAGAGCCACCCGTGAATACCACTTCGGATACTAAGGTCAAGCTATTAAGCTTTCCTATAAAACCCTCACCCGATTCAAAGGTTGAGTTAGAGAGTAATTTTGAAGGCACACCAATAGAAAGCAGCATCGACTTGGTTAGTCCACCAAAGGCTGTTTTAGAAACAGCGAAAGTCAATTTGGAAGCCCCCGAAAGTACCCAATCTAAACTATCCACCGTTGAGTTTAATGAACCCCCTAAAGGAAATGTAGGGTTAGATAAGGTGAGCCTAATAGCTCCGACTACCACAACAGCAGATAACGAACAAGTTGATTTGTTAGCCCCAACAATCAATACCAATATTGAAAAGAATGTTAATTTTTCGGGGACAGAGACCAACATCATAGCCGATAATTTAGGAAAAACAATTTTAGAATAATATGGCAGGATTGAACAAAGAAGACTTGATGGGTAAAATATTCATTGGGGAGATTGTAGATAATAACGACCCCGAACAAGAGGGTCGGTGTAAAATTAAAGTTTTTGGGTTATTTGATGGGGATGACATCGCCCCCGAATCCATACCGTGGGCACAGCCCTTTGGGCGCAAAATGTTTGCGGGCGGTGAGAATGGGGGGTATGCCGACATTAGTGTTCCCAAATTGGGAACTTATGTTCGAGTCCAATTCGCTGAGGGGGATTTGATGGCTGCCGAGTATACCGCTATCCAATCAGTTAATCCCGAGGTGAAAGCGGAAATAGGCGACACTTATATCAATTCCCACGTCTTGGCTTATGATGTGGATGAGGAAATGAAGATTTTTTACACCCCAGGGAAGGGGCTTAATATTTTTCACAAAAATTCCCAAATCATTATTAACCCCGATTCGAGTATTACGATTGAACACGCTGGTACGGATAGTATCATTGAGCTAATCGGTCCGCAAATCAATATTGTGGCACGAGAAAGGGTGACGGTAACCGCCCCTAATGTTACCATCGACCACACGGAAACTATTGAGTTAGGGGCGGGAGCTGCCGAAAAATTAGTCTTGGGGGATAGTTTCCTAACTCTTTTCAACTCACACACTCATCTTGGTAATTTAGGCGCACCCACCTCACCACCCGTTGTTCCAATGCAGCCACAAATACATTTAAGCGGTCGAGGAGCATCTCCCGTCGTTAAAACCCTTTAAAAAAATAATCTATTATGCCATTAGTCAAAGAAGTGCTTCGCACGGGTATTGAAACCAACCTAAAACAAAAATTATTATTAGACCCAAAGGTCAAAGATTCGCTGAGAAAAAAACTCGATGGTGGAGTTTTAAGCGGTGCGCTTTCGGGAAGTAAAAATTTAGACCAAGCCTACAAATCTATAAAACTGAAAACGGCTTCTATTTTAAGTTTGGAATATGACGCTGGCGGGGCGGCGGCGGCGAGTTCCGAGGCTCTTATCCAAAAGGTGACGGCAAATGAATTAGCCAACGCCCTTACTGAGGCTATGGTTGATTGGATGGCGGAACAGATTGTGCCCGCTATTGCAGCGGCGGTAGCCAATAATGTGGATGCTTTTGTAAAATCCGCCACGATTATTACCCCTGCGGGTCAATTAACCGCTGGGGTGAGCCCCGCAGGTCCGACCACGGGAGCAACCACCACTTCCTCATCTCCCGCCAATATCAGTTAATTTAAAAATGATATATAAAAAGACACTTTTATTTTTACACTTTAAAAAAAACAAACATGAATTTGAATTCCACCTCAGCCAATGATTTCGATTGGGATTATTTAGATGCTGAAACTGCTCGAAGAAAAAAAATACCCAATGCGGCTATTCTCTCCCGTTATAAAGATAATGTGTATAATCATGCCGATTATGCCCTTGCTTACTATGAGGAACTCTTAAAAATAGATATGCCCAATGGAGAACCCTTAGTAGGTGAAGCTTTCCTTATAACCGACATCGTCCATGTTCGAGGTAGTGAGGTTAATTTTGTCTTGAAAGGTGGCTTTGAATGTATTACCGAAATGGCAAGCGAGCGAAGCTTTATCGAAAGCATAGGCTTTAAGCACTATACTGATTTCTTAGATTTTGTTAGCAATCCCGAGGGTAAAGAAGAATTTTTAGCAAACAAGTGCTACTTAGTAGTCGAGCAAGTCAAACCCTATCTTAAAGGTTCTATTACTAAAGGTCAAATCCTCAAAACTAAAGATGAGTTTTACGAACAAATTACCAACCCAACATCGGCTTATTTTGGAACTATCTTGGAAAAAAACCAAGGGGGATTCTTTGTCAACGTGCAAGGGGTGATTGGATTTTTACCTGGCTCTCTAGCCGCCGCCAATATCGTACGTAATTTTGACGAAATGATTGGCAAAACCATTCCGCTCATGGTGGAAGATTATTTAGAGGGGAGCGATACCTTTGTATTCTCATACAAGAGATATGTCAAAACCGTACTCCCACAAAAAACCAACGAGCTTGGGGTGGGTGCTCAATATACGGGTACGGTCACGGGGGCGACTAAATTTGGAGTCTTTGTCGAGTTTGATGACATTTTCACGGGTTTACTCCACACTTCAAAAATGTCGGAAGCTGACACGGAACGTTTTCATAACCGTGGCTATCGAGCGGGTGATACCATCACTTTTTGGATTCAAGAAATATCTTATGACAAGAAAATCATTTTGACTAGCATCGACCCCGCCCAACAGAGGAAAGAATTAGAGGACTACCACAAATCTCGTTTAGATGAGGTGATTAATGGGGAGGTTATTAACGTAAAACCTTTTGGGGTAACGGTTCGGTTGAATGATAATATGATTGGTATTATCCCAGGGAAAGAACTGAAAACTAAAAAACAAGGGAAACTGAATGTGGGGGAAAATATTGAGGTTAAAATTGGTTACATCACTAATAATAACCGCCTCCATTTGAAATTTGCCGATAGTAAATAACACAACTAACCGAAATGCGCATTAAGAAAAACTATACATCCGAAGAAATTTTAGATGCCACCGTAGTGGGGGTTGAATTTGAATTTTTCTCCGAAATTGAGAACGGGGTAGATATTGCCCGCAGTATCGGAAAATTTCTTGGGAAGCGAATAGTTGTTCCTATGGTCATTAAAGGATTGGATGATGAAAAATTAACCTACCACTCCTCAGTCAAACCTACCGATTCCGTTTTCAAATTGGAATTGGATTACTCGGGGGGAAAGAAAATGCGAGAATTGGTGACGGGCACGCTCAGTTATAAAGAAAGCCGAAACGTGATTATTAAAATGTTGGAGTGGATAACCAACAACGGGTATACTAACAACCGTTGTGCGATTCATTTAAATATCAATATTGATAATAAAAAACTCCCCACCCGTCACCAAATCACATCGTTACCCATGACGAAATTTATCTTATCCTTTGATGAAAACAAGGTTTATGATAAATTCCCCGACCGTAAGGATAATGTTTATGCTCGAAGTATCAAACAGATTGGTTTTAATGATATCCTCTTTTACAACCCCACGTTGGTTAATTATGGCAACTCCATACTTAATTTTCCCAACGAAGAAAAATATTACGGGGTTAATTTCACTAAATTACACAAGGGGTATTTAGAATACCGCTACCTTGGTGGGGAAGGTTATGAGCGCAAAACCAAAAAGATTTTAGAAATCTTGGAGTATTTCGTGGCACACCTCTACGAAACTTTAAATTCGGAGGGATTGACCGAACTCGAAATCTCCGACTTTAAAAAAATGACCGATGCGAACAGCCGTAATTATCGAGGCTTTGTTAAATACGAGGTTTTTAAATCTATTTTTCCCGATATCAAAATATCCGTAGATTTAAAAAATGATGGTGAATTATTAGAAGCTTATTGGGGAAATATCCGAGATACCTTATTTAAATTAATTAATACTGGTGGGCTTCGGAAAGGTCTGTATAATTACGACACCGAAATGGCTCGACATCAAATCCAATCGGCTAAGATAACCAACTGCAAAGTGGAAAATGTCGAATTTTTGGAGTGCGAATTAGAGGGGGTGATAGACCATTGTTGGTTTTATAACTGTAAAATTAAAAATTCTCGATTTTTTAGATGTGAGTTTTTAAAAAACAATCGCATCACGGGCTCTAAAGTCACAGAATGTATCCTACACGCCTCCAATACCTTAGATGATTGTTACGTAGAGAATAAAAATATGATTATTAACTGCGAGATGAAAGGTGGGGTAATTCGAAATGGGGAAATTGGAAAATTAGCCAAGATATCCAAAGAAACGGTCTTGGTTAGTAAAAGTACAAACACCCCCGATGCGAACACGGAAGATGGGGATAGTGACCGCCAAACTCAGAAAGACAAAAAAGGCGAAAAGAAAGAAAATAAAAAGGAGAAATAGACCCTAAAATTTGGTTTTATCAGCCGAATTAGCTATATTTACATTGTAAAAAAAACAGAACAATATGCAACCAATCAAAAATTATCAGTCTTTTCTTAATGAAGGCGTAGCGGGTAACATGAATAGATTTCTTGGAGATTTATTTGACAAGTACAACCGAAAGGATTATTTTGGTTACCAAGAGTACGATAAAAAGCGTTTTGATGAGGGTGTATTTTCTCACATAGCGGATACTTGGGAGGAATACCTACAGAAACAAAAAGAGATGTTCATCAATAATATGTCCAAAACAGTACAAGAAATTGAACAGAAAAATTGTGCGGCTTTGGTGAAAAAAATCCGTTACGACCAATCGATTAGTCAAGAGATATTCCAAACTATCACGGGCATCAGCCTTAAGGGCATGAATAATCAAAAAATCCAAGCCGAGTTGGAACGTTACTGCGGTCAGTAAAAAAAACAAACTAGATGAAACCCTCTTTCGATTATATAGCAACTACCATACATGAGTATTTGAATGAGCAGAAGATTTCGAAAGATAGTATTTACGATTTCAAAGAAACGCCCATCGAAATTACTGAAGATAATTTTAAAGAGGCGATTTATTTAAGAAATAAATTTAGCTTGTTTAGAAATATTGGTGTTGGTACGTTTTTAACAACCACCTTTTTATGGAGGATTGTTGATGAAAAGGAATTTAATATAATATTAAAAACGAAAAAAATAATAGGCGGTGAGTATAGTGTCCCACCAGAAAAATATTTCGGTGCTTCCTTTGGTGGCTCAAGAAGTGAGGTTATTGAGTGGGGATTGAAAGTGAAAAAAAGTGGTCGCTATAAAGGGGGTTTGTATGTTATTGGTATTAATGCCATTGAGAAAGAATTTTTAAACCTAAACATGGTTGAAAGATTGGAAACGCAAGGGTTTGCCTACGAAATTGGTGATTTTACAATTAATTCTCAACTCGGTGATGTGGGTTTAGGGTTTTCCGTTAGAAATGTAACATTGGATGATGTTAGATTCATATACGAACTAAATGACGAAACTAATGAATTAAAAGACATAACATATGATGTTATATAATTTTTTGGGCGACAACAAATAAAAAAGAACGTTTTTATAATATGGGACAAGATAAAAAACCACACAAATTCATAGCAACTACTATGCGTGAATATTTGAATGAACAAACTTTACTACTTAATTCAAAATTCGATTCTATTAAAGAAGGAATAACAGCTTACCATAGAAGTCCGATTAAATTTGATAAATTTGATATATCAAAAGTTAGTAATAATAAGAATAGACAGTTAAGTGGTTGGGGTATTTATTTTAGCAACTTTATACCAGATAAAGAATATGGCGAATATCTATATAAAGTAAATCTTTTTAAAGACAAAAAAGGATATATTTTGATAGATACGAGGAATCCAGTTCAAGAGGACATAGTTAATAAAGTTGTAGAAGCATTAGGCGGACATAATAAAAAATCTGACGAAGTTGTTGAATTCTCTTATGTGGGGTGGCTATTCTATAATACTTTATCAAGGATTTTAGGTGGTGATAAAAAAGCATCTTTATTTTTACTCAAAAATGGTGTAGATGGATTAAAACGTAATATAGCTAAAGATTCGAATGATTATGTGCTATTTAGTGATGAGCATATAACGATTGGGGGAATTGAATACGACCCATACTAGTAATATATCTGTGTGGTGGAAAAAATAAATCAAGATGTTTACATCCTCAATAAATAACAACCCCCAAGACTTTTTGGTCTTTGGGGTTCTTCTTTTAGATATATAAGAAAACCCCCAATTCATAGGGGTGAAAAAAATCTTTCCGATATGACCCGAAGTGAGTTAATTCAATTAGTTAATGACGAAATTACGGGTAGTGGCGCACTCCCCTACTCTGTCCCACCCCAAGAAATTGAAAGGGTAATCAACCAAGCCTTGAATTGGTTCTACATTAACTATCAATATTCGGTGGAGACCCAATATTACGTGATTGAAAAGAAATGGTTTTCCGACCCCGAGTTTAAAAGGACTCGCAGTATCTTACTCCCCGATTGTGTTATCAGTGTCTTTGAATGTAAAGAAATTTCGGGTGGCGGACGCTTAGGAACTATCGACCGAGATTTTTCCGATAATAGGCTATTAGCAGCGGAGATATATTTAGCCCCCTTTGCTTCCGATGATTTGGTTTTACGAACTGCTCAGTATTCTTATTGGGATTTAACCAAAGCCTTTATATTAGAACGAGTTTCTTATGATTTCAATACCAATACACATCGACTTAAGATATTAGGTCGAGACCCCAAAAAAAATCTATTCCTCCAAACCTATGTTAAAATAGAGGAAACCAAACTATACGATGATTGGAATTTCCAAAGATGGGTGACGGCGGAAGCCAAAATTTCCCTGGGTCGAATTTTGGGGTTTTTTACTTTTAACCTCCCAGGTGGTATCGCTGTTAATGGGGATATGCTGAAAGATGAGGGAAAGGAAGAAATTGAAATGCTCAAAACCAAGATTGATGAGGAGAATGTTCCCGATTGGTTTATGATTTATAGGTGAGTTATATATACACTAATACAAAATATTCAATGTTGTATCTATATCAATAAAAAATAAGTAACCGATGCTGGTTGTAATTAAGAACTAAAAATACACATAAAGTGCTAAAAGAATTATATTGTCGCAATTTTCAAGACCCCAATTATACTTACGAACAATTAGAAACAAATTCTAGTTTGGAAGCGGCGTTGACCAAAATTAGAATGATAATTTTTACGACCCCAGGTGATATCTTGGGCGAGCCTCGTTTAGGTTTGGATTTGGAGCGAAGATTATTTCAATTAAATTTCAATAATAAAGATTTGGAAACAGCATTCAATGCTCAAATTTCTCGTTACATCCCCGAAGCTAGTACGTACAATATCCGAATGCAAGTAACCTTTGTGCCTGGCTCGGTTCGAGATTTAGCTTATTTAGATATATACATAGATGATGTTAGACAGCTCGGTGTAGTTGTTCGTTAAAAAAAATTAGTCCCGTGCCCAATATTTTCAAATATAATAGAATTCGCTTTGGTCAAATGTACTACGATGCTCGTGAGTACTTGACTAGTAAATTCCTTCAAGTGGGTGAGGTTTTCACCCCCGCTTCGGCTTATGGTCAAATTCTACAAGTCCTTATCGATTTAGGAAAACTAATTTTCTACTATATTGAAGATAGTATCACTGAATTAAATATTTACACCTCTACTCGAGATGTATCTATTCGAAATTGGGCTCGTATCGCAGGTCACAACCCCACTCGGGCGATTTCGGCTACGGGGTCAGTCAAACTCACATACAATGGCAACCCGCTCAATATTTATGGGAATACCATCATAATCCCTAAACACACTCGACTAATCAATAACACCAACAACCTCAGTTATATCATTGATATGGATGGGGAGGAAACTAGGATGAATCTGATTGGAAAAAATTCGATAGAACTCCGAGTAGTTCAAGGGGTTATTGAAACACAAAAAGTTACGGGAGGTGGGGATGCACTCCAATCTTTTAATTTTAACGGTAAAAGGGGGGCGTTGATTGATAATTTCAACGTCAAAGTTTATGTTAACGGCGACCAATGGAAAATTTACGAGAGTTTATACGACATTCCCTATAATGCTAAAGGATGTATTGTTAAAACGGGTATCAACGGGGGTTTGGATTTATATTTTGGAAACATTTATTTTGGTCAAATACCAGAATTGGGGGCGACTATCCAAATTGAGTATATTTCTACAAGTGGTAATGGGGGGAACATTTTTGATTCCGAAGCCGCTAGCTTTACCTTTGCCGAAAGTTTATACGATACCATTGGGACACCCGTGGATGCCAATGAGGCAATTGACATCTCGGTGTTTAAACCCATTTTATTCGGTTCTGACCCCGAACCTATCGCCTTAACCAAAATATTAGCACCCAAAACTTCCAAAGCCTTTGTCTTGGCTAATGCGGACTCTTATGTTTATTTTTTAGAAAAATTCAACATATTTTCAGTTATTGATGCCTTTAGTTCATTAAATGACGATGATGTTACCGATGATAATGTGGTTTACTTATTTCTCATTCCCGATGTCAATAAAAGAAAACCCGCAAGTGCCGATTACTTTTCGGTTCCAGTTCAATTGTTTTTATTGACCAATGATGAAAAGGAAAAAATTTATGATTACGTGGAACAAAGCGGACAAAAAATTATGGGCACAGAAATCAAAATCTTAGACCCAATCGTAAAAAGATATGTCATGAATGTTAATATTATAGCCATTGAGGGTTATAGTAAAGATACTATTAGGCAGTCCGTTGTATCAAAATCGAGTGATTATTTCTTAAAGAACCGTCGAAGAGACCGCATCCCCAAATCAGACATCATTTCGGTTATTGAAACTGTAGAGGGTGTGGATAGCGTTAATGTATGGTTTGTTTCCGAAGAAAACGAAGCCTTTAAAAAAGACCCAAACAATGCGAACCTACCCGATAAGGGAATTGATGTTTTTGGGGATATCGTTATTGGTCGAGGTGAGTATGCGCTCATTCGTGGAGGTTGGGAAACTCGGAACGGGTATATTTACTATGATACCGTAGAACAAGGAAAACCTGGTAGTGTCAACATCGCCTTTGGTAAGGACACCAACGATAACCTAAATTTAAGTATCCACCGAATCAATATCGACCAAGTCAAAAATTCTTAATGGATAATCCTAAAATAAACCCCAAACTATGAAAAAATATCTTAACACTTTTGAAAGTTTTGTGAGTGAAACTCAGAACCCCGAAACCCTCCACGAGGGTCTCAATATGTCAGTGGTCAATTCGCTATGGTCAGATATTAGCAAATTGGACAACAATCAAATGTTTTTATTATTCGACCAATTTGCCGATAAATTCAAACGAATGTCGGTAAAACCTATGGAAGATGCGTTTCGAGATTTTGCCCAACAACTTGCCAACATACCTTTCGGTCAAGACTAATCTTATCAAAAGAGTACCCAAGGGCTAATAGTGCAAGAAGACTTTTGATATATACAACAAAAAAAACACTTTCACATGGCACAAAGGGAAGGGCGTTATTTAACCCGAGAAAATTATCGAGAAGTTACCAAACATCAATTCGATGAGTTGAAAAATATTGGCTATGATTGGAGAAACAATGTCTTTAATAAAACCTTAAGTCCTTACTTGTTGAATGACAGTAAGCGCAAAGAGATTTTGACAGAAATGCAAAAATTTATTGTATACATAATGGACTATGTTTCTCAAATCAAAAAATCGGTTAATTACACCGTCGATAAGAACTATAAATATTTGAACTGATGCTATTTACTAACAGATTAAATTTTTTCGATAAAGCGGGGTTAAACTTCAATCCTAGCAAAACACAAGCTATCATAGTAAGTGTTGTACAAGCCGAGGGTGGGGTTGGGTTCGGAGCACAAATAAGTGCCTTTGCCAATTTATCTGGGGTGATTGATTACGTGGAAATTCAAACCACGGGGGTAGATTACAACCCCCTATCCACCTATCTAAGTTTTTTCAATATAGCTAACGGCTTGGTTTGGAATACCCAACCAAGCGACCTTAGTTTTGGGGGTAATGGGGAAATTATAGGGTTCACTATCCCAAGCAGTCCCGAAAATGGCAATTTCATCTATCCCTCCGAGTATTACCTCAATCAAAAATATTTAGAACCCGTATCTACGGGCTTGATAACTACCGACCATATTTTTATTTTAGAGGAGGTATTGAACAGTAACGGAGGTTTAGAGTATGTGCTCCCTCGGATTGAGGAGTACGGTCCGTATCCCGTGGTGGAGTATAGTGCAAATGGTACATCCGCCTCCTTAAAAATAGAAACTATTTCTATTGCGGGTACGATTTATGCGGGAAATAAAAACACCCTAGCCGCCATCAACCCCTCGGTGTTGGCACAGCTCACCGTAGGGATGTTTGTTTTAGGTCCAGGTATTACGCAAGGAACTCAAATTAGGAGCATTGATACCAAATATAATTTAATTACCCTATCGGAAGATTCGGTAGTTACGGGGAGTGTAGTTTTAACTGCTTATACCCCCCACAATATTCGAACGGGTAATACCATTCGCATCTTTGATACCATCACCACTACCCCTTTGGACGGGGAACATACGGTTACCCTAACCACCCCCACGCACATTTTTTTCACCACCACGGTTAATATCTCGGCGACGACCACCTCCACTCTTCGTTACTCGGTAATTCCTATTTTCGAAGTGGCTTTTGAGTCGGGTAGCGACCCCGAATATTTTTTATTTGATATTAATTACAATGAGGATTACCCCTCTATTGTTAAACAAAGTGTGGTTTATTTTACACTCTCCAACGCTAGTTTGGCTGCCATACCCGACCTTATCCCCACTACGGGAAATGGGAAATATATCCGAACTGTATATGGTCGTTTGGAAAAGGAAGCCCTCCAATTAAACATTGGGCTTCAAGCCGACTATGAGGGGGTGTATACGGCAACTATGACTATTTCCGACATCACCTTTCCCACCAAGAGAACCCTATTGACCAATTTGTATGATGGGGAAGTGGTTGCCGAAGATGAGAGGTTGGGTTTGTTGTTGGAAAATTTTGGTCGAGATGTGACCGAAGAACAAGAACTAATTTTGCGAGATAGTGATGTCAATGAGGCTCTGCCCGATTGGTTACTGCTCAACAAGAAAAGAAAAGAAATGTTACTCCAAGGCGAGGATATCTGGCCGTATGTGGGTTCATATAAAGGCTTAGTCAATATTATTAATTGGTTTGGGTATTTTGATATTCGCATCAAAGAATATTGGTTAAACGTTAATCAAGAAGATGAGTATTTTGGGAAGTATCGGCAAATGCAAGTACCCTTTCAATTAAAAGACAAGGGGAAAAATAGTGATGCTATTACACTGTTACCGAGCAAGCATTATCGTAAAACTAATCTTTTTGGCTTATACTATGATATTGTTCGAGATAATGGGGATTTTGATAATTTTGGTATTCCCGAAACCGAGGATGCCTTTGCCTATACCAATGAAGAGGTGCTCATCAAACTATTTGCCCTCAAACGATATTTGCGAGAAAAATTCCTCCCGCTCAATACCCGAATTGTGGACATCACGGGCGAGGGGGTGTATTATGAAAGATATGCGGTTAATTCTTGGAATGACCAGTCGAGCGAACTGACCATTGATTTAACTCGTCAAATTGATTTTAAGGTAGATACTCGTCGGCAGCCTATTATTGACATCCGACCTTTTGATGCTTCCGCCAACCTTATTTCACCCCCATACTACGACCCTATAAATAAATATACGGCTCGGTATGATATTCTGAGGGCGTATATCACGAACCCAGGTGGGGCATATTTTGGGGTCATCCCCTCGGTTTCTTTTTTAGGTCAAGCCGAACAAGCGGCTCGTGGTATCGTGAAAGTCAAAGCCTCTGCCATCGGAATCCTCTCCCCCATGTCCTTCACGGGAGTGGGGTATCAGTCGGGGGATATCATCACTTTAGCGGGGGGTGCTTACGATAACCCGATTCGCATCACTGTTAATTTAGTGGGCTTGAATGGGGAAGTACAAAATTTTGGTATCATATCGGGAACAAACCAAGGTAATAATTACACCGCACTCCCCCCTACTTTCTATCAAGCCAACGTTCTGCGACCCGTGGGCGGTCAATACGTCACCCCCAATGCCACGGGTTTCACCGTAGCTGCTTCCGATATCCCTTTTGAAGCCGAAAGCATCTCTTTATATGATTTGGGTTTAAAATACGGAACTTTACCCACCGTGGTATTTACCCCCAACATAGGCGGGGTGACTGCCGAATTGGAAACTCGAACCTACCCTGGCAATCCCGTCATTTATTTTAATGATGGTGCTCGGTTAGAACCTTATATTGATGCCCCTAACATAGCCGTGGGTGCTCCTATCAATTTATCCACCAATTTTGACATTACTTGGGATGAAGTGCCCTATCGATGGATTGATTTGGGTGGTGGGAGTGATGCGGTACTCAAAGGTTGGGTTGACCCCCTACCGAGTGGGTCGGGACAACTCTTAGCTATTGAAATTTTGAGCCCAGGTTCGGGTTATCGCTACGCCCCAACCTTAACCGTAAGTGGGGGTGATGGTTTTGGGGCATCGGGATTATCCGAACTATTGGGAGGTGAATTAAAAATTTTAGAGTTTACCGTTTCTGCCGTATCCAATTCTTTAGGAACGGGGGATTTACTAACCTTATCGCCCGCCCTACCCTTGGGTGGTCTCGGGGCGATATCCGCAAATAAAATAGTTTTAGGTGCGGGCATCCCCGTGGGAACTATCATTAATTTGGTGAACCAACCTTTCAGTGAGATTACCCTAACCGATATATCGGGCAACCCCATTACCACCACCATCAATCCTGGTGACACTATCCAAATCCACCAAGGTGTGGCGGTCGCAACAAACGGTGTTAATTACACTACTGCGCCTAACATAGCGGTTAATGGCGGTCACGTAGGAACACTGTACACTTGGGATGAATTAGGTCGAGGAGATTTCTATCAAATGGAATGGAGGGTAACTCTATCCGAGCCCGAAAACCCCACTAATATTTTCAACTACCAAAGTGGCATAGGCACAATTGATAGTTTAATCAACACTACTGTTTTTGTACCCTATACGGGAAAATACACCTTAGAGTTGGTTGTTTATGATACGGATAATAATTTCATCAATGAAATCAAAACTAATTGGGTGGAGGTGTTTCTACCCGAAGCCACTTTTGCGCACGCTGCTCGATATAATACTAATTGTATCGCTACTTGGAACGACACGTTCCAAGAACCGTTGCCCGAATTTGAACCTTCCCGTACTCAATTAGCCCCCACACCTTTTGAGGGTATCCGATATGATTGGAATAGTGCCACGGGTCGTTGGGTCAACCCCGTCTTTAATGACACGAATTGGGAAGATGCCCAAGTTAATTGGGAAACCTTAGAATTAGGTAATTTATCGGCGGTGAATGAATACCATTTCCCACCCACTATTGATTTTGAAATTGTACAAGTTTCGGCAGAAGATAACACGGAGGGTCCTATCCTATGGTATCGAGACCCCAACACTACACCCTCATCACCCGTACCTCGAATTCAAATTTTAAATCAAAGAGCCTATCCGCAAATTGAACCCACCATTAATCCCAACGATTGGATTTTCATTCGTAGGAGTGGGGTGATTTATCAATTAGAGGTATTGGCTTCCGATTATACCGTCCCTGGGTTTACGACCATAGATTTAGTTAACACCCCACCTTCCGCTTTCCGAAACTCTGCCCCCACTTGGAGTGTGCTCCGAGAGATAGCGGGCACGGTCGCCGTATCGGGAAATAGAATCTACGACCCCATCACGAACCCTACGGGAATCAAGGCGGGAGAATGGATACGAGTTTTTGGCTCGGATGACACCCCGAAGAGAAGACGAATTCCTATTTCGGGTAAAGATAACTATGTTTCCGACCCTAATTATATCACCCTACCGAGTGTGGGGTCAGATAACATCTACTACAAAGGTGGGGAAATCAGTCAAATTTATAAATACCGAGGCTCGGGAATCTCCAATGGAAATTTAGTTTGGAATAGCAACTCAAGTTTGAGTACTTGGGTCATCGAGCCTAGTTCCTCCACCGACCCTTTGATAAACGACCATATTGGTAAATTATACATCGTAGATAATGACCCCACGGGAGTTTTGGGTATTGGCTGCCAACCCGCCAACCCCGTGAGTGAAATTCGACCTGGTTTTTCTACCCTTCAATTATTCGTGGAACTAAATGGGGCTTTAGTGTACAATCAAAGATTGCGCAGCACCCACGCTTATTTAGACTCGAGTACCTCGGGTCACCCCTACGATATTTGGAGTAGCGTCACCGCAGGTGCGGTAACAACCTTTACTTGGTCGACCGTGGCAGCGGGTTTGTTTCCAGCCAACTTCGGGTATATAGGTGTACCCACTACCACCACGGGGGGTGGGTCAAGTGCCACTTTTAATGTTTCGGTCTCGGGTGGGCTTGTCACATCTTTCTCTCTATCGTCGGGTGGTGTAGATTACTTAGTTGGGGACACCTTAACTATCGATGGTGCACTCATCGGAGGCACAACGGGGGTAGATGACATTATAATTACCGTATCCACCATAACCCCACTATCCTCCGTTAATGGTATTTACGTTATAGATTTGGTCACCCTAGATGGGGGCTCTCTTTCGGGTCTCAATACAGAATTACTTAATTGGTACGCCCAAGGGGCTATCATTTGGTTGGAGTATGAATATGAAATTTTTCCCGTGCGTACTTATTTGGGGTCAAATCAAAGTGGCAATGCCGAAATCTACATGGATTTCAATATGTACCCTGCGAGTGGTTCGTTTATTTCTGCCCCTTCGGGTGATTTTACCTTGTCCGACACGGGGTGGTTTTACGACCACGGAATAGTCTCGGGGGATTATACCATCTATGTAACCAATGTCGGAACTTGGAGAAATGGGTTAGGGACTTTAATTACGGTCGATGATACTAATTTCGAACTGTACCGCACCACCACCTCTTATCGATTAGGACAAAGAAGCTTTGATGAAGATTTCGCCGAAAATCGCTTAGGTACATTAGTCCAAACTTGGGAAAATTATCGAAGCTCTACTTGGGTGGAATCTTGCTCTCATACTTGGGACTCTTTGGATTTACAAGAAAGGTTAATGTGTAATTTCCAAATCACCTTAGTTGACCAAAATGGGGGTATCCAATTCAACAACGACCCACAATTTCTCTTTCAAGGAATTGTCGGGGGTATGAATGAAGCAGAAAAATGGTCACAAGCTTTATATGAATTAAAGGAAACCGATAACCCAGGTTTATCTCGATTTGATTATTTCATCTCATCGGGTAGTACGGGTTCGGGGTATCTTTATGGAAAAATCGATACCTACAACTTCCCCAATCAAATCTATGATGTGGCGACCCCAACTTTTCCAGTCGCCGCTTCCGATGTGTTAGTTGCGGATTGGTTCGATTCCGCTGCCACTATCAATACGGTCGCTTTGCCGATTATCACAATGAACAACCCCCTACCTAAAAAAATCACATTTACGGGGGATATACAAAATGGAAATATTTATATTCAGAATATTCAAGGCTTGCTTGCTCAAGATATTTATGTCGGGGAAATCATCACGGGGTTAGGTTTACCCTCAGCCCCATCTGCCCCCGCCACTGTTTTGGAATTATTCATCTCGGGTGGTCATGTGCGTCAAATCAAACTTTCTATTGCCCCCACCGTAACTTCGGTCAACAGTACCTTTAGTATTGAATGGTGGAGTCAAAACCAATTACTACCTCATTTTTGGATGGCGAATGATGGGGCATTCCGATTGGGTGCTTGGGCAAAAACTCCAAGTATCGACCAATTGGGTTGGCTGATAGGACAAAACAATGTGGAGTTCCAAGACCCCCTACACCCGATTAGTTCTAGTATTGGACACACCTACCCCCTCAAAAACACCGCCTCCCAATTTGGGTATGGTATAGGTAAGGTCGGAGGTTTCTTGAACGGGGTGTCTGATTATCTTATTTGGAATCGCTTTTATCAAATCTATCAGTACAACGGTATCAACCCCCTAAGTTTACCTGGCGGTTGGTATCCCGCAGCTCAAATACCACCATTATATCAATTCACCCCCAACCCACCCTCACCGACACCCCCTAATTTTGATAATGTGTCGGTCGCCGAGATAGATGCCAATCGTCTTCCTTACGAAAGCGGATTAGGTGGGGCGATGCGTTGGGAAGATACCAACATAGGTATCTACCCGACCAAAATACCTACGGGTAGTGTCGTTTTACTTAGTGCGGATGCGAGTCAGATTGCGGGCAAAACCCAATACTTGTGGAAAGTATCCAACCAAGGTAAAATTTTGGTGGAAACTACCGACCCTAATATTTTATGGACACTATCCACCACGGGTTTCTATACGATAGAATTAGAAATCACCGATAGTAACGGAAACCAAAAAAGAACGAAAAAAGAGGATTTTATTGAGGCATATGAATAAAAATCAAACCCCAAACACCCCCGCCATATTTCAAAGATATCAAGCCCAAGCCCAACGCTCGGTAGCCATAGAAGATGGAAATCCACCCAATGAATCCAACCAAGGCGTTATAGCGACTTCGGAAATATCTTCCGATGACGGGTACTCAATAAGCTACTCCGCCCCTATTAATGCCATCACCCCGATAAAAATCAGTTACGATGCTACCAAATTGTATAATTACACCATTGATATAGGTTATGATGTTGAGCTTATCGGGGGAACAAACCCAGGTTTTTTTGGCTCTAATTTACTCAAGCCCAATGACAATTTTGTTATTGGGGGACAAGGGCACGATTGGGTCAAAGGTTTTATCAATAAGGTTTCCGTCACTGCCTATACCGACACACAAATACAACAAGGATATAAAATTATTCTGAGTTCGGTGGGTAATACTTATTGGGGTGGGGGTTTGGTGAGTATTTCGGTCGATGGGGTAACAGTCATGACCTCGATTTCTGGACCGAGTGAGGTTGCCATCCCTGCCAATATTGGTTTCGGGTCGCTGATTCGGGTGTGGTTAGCTACTGTCGGCACACACCCCTTAGATTTACGTTTTCGAGTAGTTGACATTTTTGATAATGAGGTCATTCCCTTAACCAACCCCGTAGTGGGCACAAATATATCGGGGGGCACTACGGCGACCGCCACGCTAACTGATAGTTATGTGTACTATTATCAGTTAACCACTACTATCGTAGATGGTGACCCCCTCCAAGTTAAACCGAATACTAGTATTTTCTATTGGACACGCCAAATATCGGAATCAAGCGAAAACGCAGAAAACCAACCTCCGCAGAACATCACTTTTGCCTATCAACCCTTTACCCACGAATCTAAACTTTTTTGGCAAGATAAGAGTCAAAAAGCTAAAAGACATATAGTTCAAATTCGAGATATTAGCTCCACGAACCCACCGAATTATCAATACATCCCAACTTATGGGAATCAAATCAATTTTCAAGGTCAATTGAGACCCATAGTCGATGTTCAGACCACCGATGTCAGTACGATTCAAATCATCGATGCGGGTTTGGATTTCACACACCCCCGAAGAATTGAACTAATTGGTGAGGGACAAGGGGCTCTTTTTTTAGCCAACCCATATAGTTTTGATGGAAGCTTACCCATTCACGAATATGAGGTGGTGGGTATTAGTGTGGGCACTAATGATATGTTAATCCGAAGCCTACGCACATACCCTTATTGGGGCTACCCCATTCCGATGGAATCCGCCTACATAGAGGGGTTGCCTGCGATTGCTTTTGGACATTACAAAGTATCCACCGTAACCCAAGTAGGCAGCAATTTATTTAATGTGTTTTTTGATTATGCTGAGAATAGTGGTATTAGTGTCAGCATTCCGTTAATTTGGAACACTACGGTTTTGAACAGCACGCTTCGAATCCATAATGGAATTCAAAGGGTATCTTTAACTAGCCTACCCATAAACGCCACCTTGGGTTTGAACAAAATAGAGCTACCCCCCAATCAATACCTATCTAATGGTTTCCTTGGGTGTTATATCAGTTCCGCCTTTTTTCCTGGAAACACCTACATAACCAACATCACGAATAAATTTATAGAATTTAACAATGAGGCAACTAGTGGGGGTAATGGATTTTTGGACATCTCGGGTAATGGGGTCGGATACACCACCAAAACACGGGCTCGGGTAGGGGAAGTCGACCCTCGGGCACAATTACACCTCGACCCGATATGGGAACAATCCACAAACAACAATTGGCTGTTCAATAAGGAAATGGCTATTAGTGTGGCTAGTGTTTTGGATGAGGCTCAAAAAATAGCTACGGGTTGGAGTCCCGAAATTTACACGAAAAACCTCCGATAATTAATCAGATTTAAACTCTTCACTTTAAAAAAACTCGTTATATGGCTCGCAGAAAAAAAGAAAACCCAATGGAGGATTTTGACATGGATATACTCCTTCCCTCCCAACAACTTCGGAACAAGATTTCCGTGAAACTGAAATGTAAAACCGAAACCCAAAAAGAATTGATAGATTCTATTCGGGCAAAAGAAATCACCGTGTGTGCTGGACCCGCAGGTACGGGCAAAACCTACGTAGCTTGTGCCGAGGCACTAACTATGTTAGCCAAGGGCTCTTACCAAAAAATAATTGTCGCCAAAAGCGTTACCGTCTTAGATGGGGAAGAAATAGGCTTCTTGAAAGGAACGGTTAAAGAGAAGATGGAACCAGTTATGCTCTCTTTTATGGATAACTTTTACAAAATCATCGGCAAACCCCTCACCATAGAATTAGAAAAAGCCGACTTAATTGAAGTAGTCCCGTTAGCTTTCATCCGAGGTCGCTCGATTGATGATAGTTTTATTATTGTAGATGAGGTACAAAACTTAAAAAAAGAGCACCTAATCACGATACTTACCCGTATCGGCGACCGCTCCAAACTTATTTTGATGGGGGATGGTGACCAAATCGACCTCAAGAAAAAAACCGATAGTGGTTTGGGTTGGTTGATAAACACCTTCCAAGACTTCCCCGAGATTGGAGTAGTGACATTCACCGAAGATGATAGCGTCCGTAATCCGATAGTTCGAAAAATTCTAAATCACATCAAAAGTCTACCTTAGTAATATAACCCTTGGCTTGAAACCATTCCGAGCCATAGCTAACTAAACACTGCGCACCCCGAGCAATTGGTCGAAGGGTGCGTATTTCCATTAATGTAGCCTCATAATGGGCTTGGAAAGTAACGTTATTGGTATCCGAGTGGTTGTATAAGCCACACCACCCCAAAGGGATTGCCGAAGAATCCCCCCAACGAATCATGTAACGGTCTAACATAAAGGATTCGCTTCGGATACCCTCAGCTTGTAACATCCAATAAGTCATATCCACAATCTTTTCGGGAAAAAGAATCAAGGGTGACCTTTCAATAATAAGGTTAGGGGGTAAATCCTCAGTTGTAAAAACCCCCCAACCTTGAATTTCCGAAATCCACTGAAGTTCTAATCGGGGGTCAATAAAAGGTTTACTTTCCACTACCACAAGTAGATTTTAGCTCTTGGGGAAAATCCGCAATCTTATCCGTAATAAAGGAAGGTACTTTACCACATTGTCGACACACCACCACCTCAGCAGGAATCATCTCCTCTTTACCCGTGGGACTCAACATGGGGGATAGTCTTTTAAAAACATAAGCGGCTTCAAAGATTTGTACTCCTTGTTCGCAGCCCACCCAAGGTAAATCTTTAGGATTAAAATTGGGTTGGTACGAATCGGGGGTTGGTGTTAAGCCGTTTAAAGAAAGCTCTTTCATAATTTAAGTTTTTTAAAAAAAAGAAAAAAAGGTCTAAGTACTTAAAGAAATTTTACCCTCCCTAAAGTTACCTATTCTTTTTATGCATAAAAGATAAAAAAGGTTTTAAAAAGTTTGATTTTTTTTTCACTATTTTCATTTTTTTTATTATATTTGTGAACAAATTAAAAATAAGATGAAAACCAGCAACGAAATACAAGAACAAATTGACAAGCTTGAACAAACAATTGTTGGGCTAAAAAAGGAACTTACCCTACCTATTAGCGTTTTCATGTCTGATAAAATCAAGCGTCAAATTTCAATGTATGAATCTGATATAGAAAATCTAAAATGGGTGCTGTCTTAAAAAGGACGGTTGGGTGTATAAAATAACTAATGCGTTTGAGTTTATAGCAACTATTGCCTATGTGCTGTTGGGGACTGCGCTTCATAAATCTTAATTAAAATGACAAAAGGAACATTCACAAAAACAATAGAAAGTGCAGAATACGATTTTATTTGTGATAAAGCACAAAAAGAAACTATCGAGTTACTTGCTAAAACTTTGATTGAGGTTAGAAAACATATGACCGCCCATATCCCCGAAAGGATTTTTGATATGGTTGATGATGCCCTCGCTAAGTCTGGTTTCACAGCATAATGTTTTGTAGCTAAACGAGGTGGTGTGTTTTCACCACAAAACCATCATTCTTACCAAACCGCTGTTATGTGCTGGGCGGCTCATCAGCACTAAATTTAATTTGAAAACTATGGCTTATTTGTTAGATTTTGAAAATGAAAAATACGAAAAAGGATATGAAAAATTTTACCCTTCAAGAGAAAATATAAGAAAGAATATAGGTAAAAAAATATGCTTTGTAACTTATGTTGACCCACATAGAGGAAATTATACTGTAAAATATGGTGTAATTGATTCTGTTAGATATTCAAGATTATTTTTGAATGGCGGTAACGATGAAGTAGACATTAGGGATATAAAAGAGTGTGGAATTGAAATCGAAGTAGTTTTGTAGCCTTGCACCTAACGTACCAATTGATTATACCGTTGGTAATACGAAGAATTGATGATATTTAACCGATAAAAATTATGAAGACAAGAAAAGAAAAATTACAAGAACTTTTGGATTCTAAATATTCAGAAGGGTTAAAACATGGTATGTGGATTGGTGGTATTTCAATAGGAATTTTTATGTTTCTATTGATGTACTTTTTTCCCTCACCATAATTTTTATGTCTTATAGCGGTTGCGAATATGGGAAGTAAATCTTTTCCTTAAAAAATAGACAATTCAAAATTCATTTCTTAAATTTGTTGTTATATTTAGTTAAATTTATGGATAAACAAATTCTTAAGGTCATAAAATCTATTAGAGAATCATTCGGCGCATCAATTGCAATTTATAGAACGGGTAATTGTTATCAGTTTTATGAAATTTTAAAAACTATTTATATAGGTGCAGAAGCATATTATGATGGCAATCATGTTTGGACAAAAATAGATGGTAGATTTTATGATATTTTAGGAGAAAAGGATATATCTAATTTGAATATAATTAAGGTTGAAGGTGATTTAATAGAAAGTCTATCTAAAAATAAATATTCGGATGAGCGAAGAAAAAAAGAGTTCGGTAACAAAAAAATATAAAAACAATGGAAAATAAATTAGAATTAAAACATCTAGCAGGGTATCTACCCTTTCAATTAAAAGCGATTGACGACTTTGGTAAAGAAAGGATTATTGATTGGGAATGTCAATCTTATACCAATACGATAGTTGGATTAAACCACGTTATCCATAGCCAAAGCGTTCAAGTAAATTGCTTTAAACCTATACTAAAGCCACTTTCAAAACTATCAAATGAAGAATTGATACCTATTGGTTTATTCATTAGGGATATTGAAAAGCACAGAGCAACTTACAAAGACAATATTTTCGCTGTTGAAGATGCAAAGGCTTGGATACGAACGGGGATGAGACCCGTATTGTCATTGTTGCAAGTTCAAGGAATTATGGAACACCTTTATTCTATCCACGCTGACATTTTTAAACTGATAGATGATGGACTTGCTACGGAGCTCTCATAGGGTTTCGCCTAACGATTGGGTGTATGAGAAGGTTTGCTTAGATGAACTTTCAAATTACCACTGAACTTGATAGCAAACTTTATTATACACCTTGTTATACCACGTTTTTAAACAAAAAATTATGAAAAGAAATATAAGTGAAGCACCTGAAAGATGGGTGATATTAAAACTACCGAACAATTACTATAAAGTTTTTGGGACTTGGGCTGGTGGTTATTTAGATGGTGACAGATGGAAGTTGAACTCTGGAATCGAAAAAGTTGAACAAGATGATGATTACTATTATTTTATTGGATTTAGTGGAAGTTGCTATAAGTGTCATAAAATGGGATATGGAACATCAACATCCTACGGATTAGGGATTCTGAATAAAATAATAGAACAAGGGAATGGTCAGATTGAACTAATGGAAGATTGTGAGAATTGGTCAAATGTGGTATAACATAAATGTTTGTGAAAGTCGGATTATAAAATATTCAATCCGTTTGAGATTCTGAGCGTTCATTGAATTTGCTTAAATCACCCCGAGATGCCTAATTAAAAACCCTCTAAAAAAATAATATGAAATTTACTCTTGATGAACAACACCCCGATTTGCAGATTTTGTGTCAATATACTCGCACCCTCCCCAAAAACTTGGGGGGTGCTGCACATGGTGGGGATGAGGGTTTCGAGTGTCACTACTTAAAAACACCCTATCTTCAATATTGGTCACCGAGTCAAAGGGATGCCTTACTAACAGCCGTACAAGAAGCCAATCAAAAAACTACCGAGTATCAATTTGAAATAGTGTACTTTGAAGATTATGAGGTAGAGTTTGATGACGACCGTTATTGGGATGCCACATTTCACTTTAAGGCTCTACCCAAATCGAGCTTGTAAAAATAAATCAAAAAAAACCTATTTATTCTTGCGAATTTCGCCTTTTTGTACTATATTCGCACTGTAATCCTAAGTATTTTTCACTTTTTTAAATTAATCTATATGGTCACCGCTCAAAGATTTGACAAACTGTTGTTCTTCGACATCGAAACCGCTGGTCAATACAAAGACTATGAGGATTTCCAAAAACAAGACCCCTTAGGTGTGGGTATTTGGCAGAAGAAATGGGAAATGTATCTACAAAAAGAAGATTTATCTCTCCCCAATTCCTATGTGGCAAAAGCCGCTATCCATCCCGAATTTGGTCGCATAGTTTGCCTTTCTTATGGGGTGTATCGAGATGGGGTAATGACCGTCAAAACTATCAGCCACGAAAGGGAAGCCGATATGATGCCCCTAATCTATCAATTATTTGCCAAGGCGAGCGAGCGAGATATGATTCCGATTGGTTGGAATGTTAAACAATTCGACATCCCTTGGATTAATCGAAAATTATTGGTTCATGGTTTTAGTATCCCGTCTATTTTGGATACCTTTGAGAAAAAACCTTGGGATATGAAAGTATTGGATTTGCGAGAAATGTGGAGAAACGGCTCGGCACACCCTTGTTCTTTTGAGGAGGCGGCTTATGCCATGGGTATCCCCACCCCTAAAGATGATATTTGTGGTAGCCAAGTCCATATGGAATATTGGAGAGGTCATGTAGAGCGAATCACCAAATATTGTGAGAAAGATGTCTCCACTATGATTGAATTACTCAAAAAAATGTCTAAGTTATAATGCCCGAATTATCCGAAGTCAAAATAATGGCGGAGTTTATTAATTACGTCCAACAAAAAGAAAGTTTTTTCAATCGCATGAAAAAATCTACGGTGACCAAAGTAAACACAGAGGATGACCCCTTCCAAGGAGGGGTCTTTACTTTATCTGCCCAAGCGAGAGGTAAAGAGTTGATGCTGACCTTAGAGCAAGTGGGGGGTTCGTTAGAAGTTTCCCACCAAAAGAAACTGTTGTGTACTATGGGGATGGTGGGAAATTGGATATACATTAGAAAAGATGCCCCCCAAATTAATGCGGCGTTAAAGCACGCTCACCTTCGTTTTCAATCAACCCGAGGAAATTGGCTCTTGTTGTTTGATGTGCGCCGTTTTGCCAAATGGAAATGGGTGGATACTTGGAGCACTAATCGAGGGGCTTGTCCTTTGAC